GACGCGGAGGTGCCGCCCTCACGACGACCGTAGGCGGTGATCGCCGGCGTGTCCTGGGCCTCGACGTAGAGATTGTTGGCGCCGCTGGTGAGCGCCACTGTGATGAGCCCGCGGGTGCTCGCCTGGAAGTTGCTCTGGGTCAGATCTCGACCCTTGCGCATGATGGGCGGGTTGGCCTGCAGCGTGTGGTCGGTGCCGAGCGCCTGGAAGTTGTACAGGTTGAGCTTGTACACGTTCATGACCGAGTCGCAGATGCCGTACGACTGCAGGTCTTGGATGATCTGCAGGTAGGTTGTCTGCGCGTTCCACGCGATCGAGATGGTCTGGGCCCACGTGTTGCCGGCGGAGTCGTGCGTGTCGGTGAAGCTGGTGATATCGATCTCGGGAATGGTGCCGCGCAGCTGGGCCTGCTGAACGAGAGTCCGGAGAATGAAGCCCGCCGTCGCGCCGGTGAAGGTCTGACTAGGCGGGTCGCTCTTCGTCGGCCACAGCGCAGGATATACCACGGCTCGCTCGAGGCGGGCCAGGGATGTCCGGCAGGTGACCGTCGCGATGTCACCCTCCTCGTTGGTGCTCGCCTCGTCGTAGGAGATCTGCTCGATGCACGAGCGGAGACTACCTACCTCCACACCCTGCAGGAAGAAGGCGATGTCCAGGTCTGATTGGACCGCAGACCAGTTGGCGCCGTTCCGAGGGTAGGTGAACTGAGACGTGCCTGCGTCGCTGATGACCGGCGACACGGTCCAGGTCTCCACATCGCCCAGCACTGTGTCGGCCTTGCCGGTGGACTTGTTGACCAGTCGGATCTCGTACATTAGACCACCACATACTTACGGAGGCCGGTGACCTGCAGCCGGGTGTGGGAGTCGGGGTTGGTGCACGTCCACTTGACCTGTGGCGCGGTGTTCTGGGGCCCGGGAGGTAGCGAGAGCCAGAAGGCCGAGCCACTGTGCTGGACGTTGGCGACCGAAGGTGTGGATCCACCCACGTTGCTCAACGACCAGTTGGAGGAGTTCACGGTCAGGGTGTTGGTGCTGCCGACCGCCGCGTTGTACTGCACCCAGCAGTCTACCTCAAGGGGTTGACCATTCTCCAACGCCTGAATCTTAAACTGTGAACATTGACCCGTTACTGTGAAAGAGAGATCCTCCATGGGGGCGGTCGCGCCGATGAACGGCGACAACGTCAGGATCTGCGAGGTGGACAGCCCCGCGCCTGAGTCGTAGGTCACCGAGTTCAGGTCGGTCCAGAACACCGAAGGAATGGTCAGCGCGACGTTGAACTTAGCCATCGGGTTAGACGACGTTGACTGAGGAGTCACCACCGCGAGCAGTTCGGCGTAGCATTGCCTCACCGAGCCGTCGGGCATGATCTGTTGAATGTTCAATAATCCCGACTTGCGGGTGAAGATCTGCGCCAGCATGTCGACATTCTCGAAGAACAGCCGACGTGAGATCTTCTGTGTGGGCACTGAGCCGTCACTCAGCGCGCCCTTCACCCACATCTCGAGAGTGTAGATGTTCTCCTGGAACTTCTTGTTGCGGACACGTAGCGACCCGTGGCGACCGGGGATCTCGAGGTTCTTGGTCCTGACCGGGGGCGTCGTGAGCCTGCCGGACAGAGTCGAGATGTTGTACGCGTACGTGTTGAGGACAAAGCCGTCGACAGTGACCGTCTCGGCGGTTGATACTGCCATCAGAATGCTCCCAACTGTGCGAGGGTCTGCAGTTGCTTGGTCGTGCTCGACGCGCTGGACTCAGCGGTCGGGTTGAAGACGTTGACCTCCAGGACCTTCGTCGGCTCGCCGCCTCCACCCGACCCGTATGCGGAGGTGGACATCGTCGCGTACCCAGGCACGGAGACCGCGCCGGCGACCCCGATCTGGTGGAGCTGGGCGCCCATGTTGGCGTTCATCTGCGCGGCGGTCATGCCCGCGTACATCGAGGCGTTCAGCGCAGGGTTCTTGCCGCTCAGCTGCGAGCCGAGGCCCTGGATCTGCTTGACCGAGTTGTTGATCTTCTTGGTCTCGTCATCCATGCACTGGGAGATCTGGACCATCTGCTTCTCGATGAACGAGGGCGACTTGATGCCGAGGCCGGACTTGAAACCATTCCACAGCGAGCCGGCGAAGTTCTCGGCTGCCTTGAAAGCCTGGCCGACCCATCCAGTCACCGTGTTTATGACGTTGGTGATGATCTGGCTCATCATCCCCGGCAGCTGGTTGATCCAGCCGATGATGCCGTTGACGAAGTTAGAGCCAATCTCTCCGGCCTTGCTGACCATATTGCCGGCGAACGTCACAACGTTGTTGTAAGCACTGACCACCCACCGCCAGATCTCACCAGGCAGTCGGGAGAAGAACCCGATAACCGCGTTCAGGAAGTCCGAGCCCCACTGGCGAGCGTCGTTCAGCATCCTGACCTGGAAGTTGAACCACGCTGTGTAGATGTACTCGGCGAACTTTGTGATGTAGCCGGGGAGGCGCTCGAAGAACCCGACCACCGCGTTGACCACATCAGAGCCCCACTGCATGGTGTCGTGCAGCATGCGCAGCTGGAAGTTGATCCAGGCCTTGTAGATGTACTCAGCGAACTGGGTGATGTAGCCAGGCAACCGTTCGAAGAAGCCCACCACGGCGTTGACAACGTCGCCACCCATCTTGAACGCGGCGACGGTCATGTCCATGGCCCAGCGCAGCATTCGACCGAGCGCAAAGCCGAGCGCGTAGGCGATCTGGTCAGGCAGCTTGGCCATCTCGTTGAGGATGGCCTCGCCGAAGTGCTTCATGCCTTCGACCGCGTCAGACCACATCTTGGCGAAGAACTTGGTGATGTCGCCGCCAAACTTCTGCCACAGAAGCTTGCCGATCTCGCCGATGGGGTCGACGATGAAGTTGATGATGTCGAACCAGTGGGCCTTCACCCAGTTCAGAGCTGTGGTGAAGCCCTTCTTGATGTCCGCCCACACCTCGTCGAAGTACCCAGGGACCTTCTTGAACCAGTTGACGACGTCCTCGAAGACGTTCTTGAACCAGCGTCCGATGTCGTTGATCGCGTCGCGGAAGGTCTTGCAGTGCTTGTACAGCTCGTAGAAGGCGACGCCCAGCGCGATGACCGCCACCACGATCAGCACTATCGGGTTCTCCAGGAGCGCGACGGTCAGCGTGCGCACCATACCCACCAGCGCCTCGCCCAAGCCCCACAGGAACTTGAACGCCATGCCCAGATCCATGATGGTCTTGTACATCATGAGACCGATGGAGATCATCTTGCCGATGATGCCTAGCAGAAGGGCGAGACCACCGACAATGGCGATGATGTGGATGATGAGTGTCTGCGTCTGGGGCGACAGGTGGCTGAACCCCTGCACGAGGTGGGCCAGCTGGTCGACTATGCTCTTCAAGAAGTTCTGCAGCGGCTGACCCGCGGTGATCGCCATCGTCTTCATGGACGAGGTCAGGATGTGCAGGCTGCCCTGGAGGTTGTCCATTCGCTTGGCGGCGACGTCCGCGGCGGTGGTGCGGTTGATCTCCGCGTTCATCTCCGCGAAGCCCTTGGCACCTGCGTGGGTCAGGATGACCGCGCCAGCCATCGCTCGGGAGGCGAACAGGGTCTTCAGCGCCGCGACCTGCTGCTGCTCGGACAGTCCCGCAAGGTGGGTCTGCAGGATCTGGAAGATGTCCGACAGGGACTTGGCCTTGCCGCTCGCGTCGAAAAACTGGTTCGACCCGTTCTTCGTGATGATGCCGAGCTGCTCCATCAGAGTCGCCGCGGCCTTGGTCGGCTTGGCGATCTGTAGCAGCATCTGCCTGAGCTCGGTGCCGCCCATCGAGCCCTGAATGCCGGCACGACCCATCAGAGTCAGCGCCGTGGTGGTGTCCTGAATGCTGATGCCCAGCGACTGGGCCACCGCGCCCACATACTTGAACGAAGTTGACAGATCGTCCACGGAGAGGATCGAGCTAGTGGCCGCGCCGTTGAACTCGTTCGCCACCATGGCCGCGTCGCTGGCCTTGAGATTGAACGCGGACAGCGCGGTGACTAGGTCCTTGGTGGCGTTGGTCAGCGGGATCTGCGCGGCTTGGGCTAGCCGTGTGGCCGAGTCAGCCATGCCGTTCAGGATGTCCTTGGTGGACACTCCGGACTTGGCCAGCTGGACGAACATCTGGGCGATGTCGCCTGTGGAGAACATCGTGGTCTGGTCGAGCTGGATCGCCTTCGCCCTGACCGCGTCCATCTGCTGGACAGTGGCGTTCGACACCGCCTGGAAGTAGTCCATCTGCGCGTTGAACTGCGCGGCCTGGTCAGCGGCGTATCCCAGGGCGCCTGCGATGGCGACTCCCACACCAAGGAAAGCGGTGCTGACCCTACCGATGGAGACCGCAGACTTCTCCATCGCGGTCATTGTCGCACTGTTGGCGGTTCTCGCCATCGCGTAGGCAGCGACCGCCTGGGAGACGTCTACCTTCAGCTGTCCGGTGACCGTGCCGAGCAGATTGGACATGCCCCACCTCCTAGGTCTTCACTGTGACACTGCCAAACATCATCGCGGGGTCGGCGAACATGCCCTTGGTGGGGGCAGAGTCTTCAGTTGCAAAGTAGGAGTCGAGCACCTGTTGTCGCTGACGCATCAGGTCGGTGCCCTCGCCCTGACACTGGTTGAGCTCACTCTCCACAAGGCCGCCGAAGTAGCTGACGGCCTCGTCGAGGCAGTACCTAGCGTACGGCTCGCTTAGGTCTAGGAGCTCGCTTGGCCGGCAGCACCACGTCTTCGCGTTGTTGTACAAGATCCATACCTGCGGCAAGTTCTCCACGAAATCGCTCGAGGTCGGTCGTACCCCCGACCGCCCGCTGGAACAGGTACATCTTGTCGGCCTGGTCGATCTCGTCCGTGTACAGGAGATCGTCGTCACGGTCCGTCGGGTCCTCCGGCGGCATGTGGACCTCGGGCTCGATCGCGACCAGCGTGACGTACTTGTCGACCATGGAGAACAGGTCGATGATCGCCTTCGGGTCGTCGGTGATCTCAGCCATGATGGCCTCGCCCGACTTGCTCTTCTTCGAGTTCACCGAACCTTGGATGACCGACATGAGGCTGTTCGGGATCTGGCCGGTCAGCACGAAGCTGGCGAGGCTGGTGTTCTTCACCAGCATGAACTTGCCCGAGGGCAGCTCGATCGGCTCCGGAGTCTTCTTCCAGTCCGATACGGGAGTGACTTTCTTGCGCGGTGAGGTTGGCATGCGGGCCTCCTGGGGCTCAGTTGTTGACTGCTAGACGATCTCGATCGCGGTCTCGTTCTGGATGAACTGGTACAGCCTGAGGTCACCGCCGGGGGTGACGTTGCCGAAGCCGGTGCCCGACGCCTTGGACACCCAGAACTTCGAGTTGGTGAAGGCGCCGTCGAAGCCGGCGTCCGCCTTGCAGCGGAAGACGACGCAGTGGAAGTCACCGCCGGAGTCCGAGATGGCTCGGCCCTCCACCTGGAAGTAGGGACGCTGGTCGAGCGCACCCTTGGTGTAGGTCTTGATCTGGTTCGGCGTGGTGCCGGACGTGGTCACCGAGCCGCCCATGATGACGGCGTAGGCGTCGAGCGAGATGCCGCCCGAGTCCAGCGCCCAGGTGACGGTCGGGCCGCCACCGTGGCTCGCGAGCGACAGGTCGTCGCCCTTCAGGATCTCGAAGGCCTCCGCCTCCTTGAAGCTGAACGTCTGGCTCGCGGGGAGGTCGACCGCCGAGCCCACGTTGCCGTTGACGTCGATCGCGTAGACCTTGACATCGCGCAGTCCGAACGGGAGCGGCGGGTTAGCAAGAGCCATCTGATTTCTCCTCTCTCAATACCACTATGGGAGTAGGCTCCCTGAATCGCCGGGTCGATAGGAGCAGGCCAGTGTGGAGCGAGAATGTGTGGAGAACAACCGTGCCCGGGGCGGCTCCACACCCTCGACGCTTGCACTTGACCTCGAGAACCATGTCCTCGGGATCTATCCTCGCGTGCATCGTGCCCGGACATCTGAGTTCAATCATCGGGTCTCCTAAGCGATCAGGTATCGTCGCATGACGCATGACCCGACGAATGAGTGCCGACATGCGAGAGGGCCTCTCCAAATCGCTTCAGAGAGGCCCTCGCGTCGCGTCGATCAGGCGGTCGGCGGCGTGTCGACCGTCGAGGTCGACGGGCTCGGCTCGGCCGGCGCCGCGGACTCTGTGGTGCTGGTCTCGGCCGTCGAGGTGCTCGCCTCCGCGGTCGGCGGGGTCACCGGCGTGCCGGCCGGCTCGCTGCTGCCCGGCGCGGCGCCCTCGCTGATCGGGTTGACGACGGTCGGCTCGTCCGCCGCCTCGTCGGCCGAGAGCTTGTGGAACTCGCCGGACAGGGCCGGGTGGTTGGCGATGAACTCGGCCAGGCCGGTCTCCACCTCGTGGGCGACGCCCTTGACGAAGGTCAGTACCGAGTTGCCGGAGAGCGACTTGAGCTGCTGCTCGGTCGCGCCGATGTCGGCCAGGTCCTTCGTGGTGAGAATGCGCTTGGCGCTGTCGCCGATGTACTTGACGATGTCGAACCCCATGGGGGAACTCCTTACTGAGATTTGACCAGGTGGAAACGGATGTAGCGTAGGACTGTGTCCATGCTGGTGTCCTCGAGGTCTGCGCTAACATCCATCAGCTTCACAGCGATTATATGCGCATCTGGCGAGGTCTGTTGGGTCCGGAGGGCTTGCTTCACGAGATCGATGATCCCGTCGATCTGCATGTAGCTCGGTCGATCGTCGTGAATCCACACCTCGAAGAACTCGCGGCTGGGCCGCAGTGGGATGTCAGGATCGTCGAAGAGCTGCTCGTCGGAGTCGTTGCCGAACTTCAGCACTATCAGAGGACGGGGTATCTGCGCGGTCATCATCGCCTGGCTGGCGAAGATCCGTTCGGCCGGCACCATCTCCCCGAGCGCCGTGTCCTGGGTCAGCGTGGTGTAGGCCCACTGCCTCGGGTTCACTCTCCCCCTCCCACAGACATCTGCTGTCGAGCGACCTCGTCGAGCGCGAAGCCCTCCAGCGTCGGCATGATGATGGCGAACCGGCCGCTCTGGATGACCTCGAGCCAGAGGCCGTAGTCGACCGTGTGGTAGAGTGACATGAGAATGCTGTCCCCGTCGCTTTGTAGATCGACGTTGAGTCCCGCTCGGGCGTCGCCGGTGCGGTCCTCCCAGGGCGCGTTGGCTTTGGCGTACTCCAGCGACCGCTCAGCGACCTTGAGCATGAGCTCCTGAGCGTCGGCGTAGACTTTGGTCTCGGCGCCGGCAAGAGCTATGGCCATGCTCGTGTCGGTGAAGAGGAATCCAACCAGACTCATGGCCCACCACCTTAGTAAGCGCCGTCGCGGATCTCGATGAGGATGGTGAGTCGGTCGGTCATGACGACCGCCTTGCCCTTGGGCTCCACACCGATGACCTTCATCCACTCGCCGGCGATCTCGAGCTCGTCGTACCGCTCGACGTCGGCGTCCCACCGGGAGATCAGCGAGTACTGCACGTTGGGGATCTCGCCCGGCGTGATCATGTCGGTCAGCTTGGACAGGCGGCGCTTGTAGGGCACCATCCTCATGACCTGAGGAGCGACGACGACCGGCAGGCCCTTCTTCCACCCGCCGGCGCCGTCGTCCACTCTCGGGAATCGGTTGAAGCTGACCGTGATCGGATCCGCGGCGATGTAAGCCAGCAGGTTCCTACGACGCAGGTTCAGCTCGGTCTGCATCTGTGCGGTCATCACCACGGCATGCTCCGGCGGTTCACGATCTGCCGGGACTTGCCGATGAGCGAGTTATTCTCAGGCTGTGCGGCCCAGTACGTCGCCTGGGACTTGGCCTGCTGGTACGCCTGGCTCATCTTCCGCTGAGAGTTACCCTCCACGACGTCGACCTGAGTGGCGAAGATGGCGGCCTTCGTCCTCCAGGCCATCGCCGTGGCGGCGTTGACCATCTGGTTGCACTGGTCCAGGAAGGTTTGGATCTGGCCCGCGGTGAACAGAGTGTCCGTGTCCGCACCGCCGACGGGGATCTCTTCCCCACACTGCAGTCGCACCAAGTCCGTCGGGCTCAGATCCGTCACCCTACTTCGCCGCCTTCGCCTCGTCGTCGGCCTGGAGCAGCGCTATCACCTGCGACCGGCGGGTGCCGCTAGGCACCTGCAGGTCCCGCTCCTTGGCGAGAGCGACCAGGTCCTTGCTGTTCATCTCCTCGTAGTCGAGGACGCCGTCGTTGTTGTCGGGCTCGACGGCCTCGTCGTCGACCACCGTGACTGCCTCCGCGTCGGCCTTGGCCTTCGCCTCGGC